TCAAAAGTTGCTTGGTTTTTAATCTTAGAATCTTTTGAAACGCTTACTTTTATTTCAGCGTAAACATTAAAAGTAATAAGTAATAGTAGTAAGTATTTCATTATTTGATCCTTGCTATTGAGAAAGAGTTTGCTGTGCCAGAAGTGAATAAAGTGTATGGCCCATTCTCGGCACTGGCGACAATCTTGATTAAGTCACCTTTAATTAAATCTAGTGTATCACTCACTTTGGGATAGGTATTATATGATCCGTACCGAGTCTCATCCCTAACGCTCGCACCATTCAGATACAAAAACATTCTATGATCTCTAGGTGTTGCACCAGTAGTCCAGCCAGTTTGACCACTGACAATATATTTGCCAGAGACAGGAACGGTGTAAACACCTGTGATTGTGTTATATGCGTTATGCGTATCATAATCTAAATCTTCATATACAACATCGGTAACAGTTGCAGCAATACTCTGCCCATTATTACTAGTATACCTCGCAGCAACCAATTCAGTTTGTAGTGTTGTTTGTGGGGAGGCTAGTTTTTGAATGTGAATCCAATGTGTAGAGCTTGAACTTGAGTTTAGAATTGTCGTTGTATCACTTCTAAAATCTAAAGTTTGACCTTTGTTTAGAGAGAAGATTCCTGTTATTTTCTTGTTCGCTGCCGAGCCATGGGATAACCACACAAACTTATTAGCAACATTATCTATAAAAGCTCTAATATTACTCGCATCATTTGTACTTGCGATAGAACCAACCATAATATAATTACCAGTTTCAGGTGCAGTAAAAGTATCAGTGCCGTTGTCAACTTGACTCCAAGAATTAGTGTTGTCTTCATCTTGTGTAAAATCTATTCTCTCAGTATTTAATGTAACTGTTGCTCCACTATTTCCAGAGCCTCTGACGATCACTTCACGCCCCCCTAAATCCTCAGAGGTTTGAGCGTTTGATGACCAGCCTTGGATTGGTACTTTGAATTTAGCAGTAATGTAATCTCCACTAGCAAAGGTGATTGGAGCTGAATTTGTTATTGGATCAGAATACAGATAAATGTCATTGGCTGGTAGTGATTGCACAACAACTGATGACGTTGTGTTGTGCAAAACAGCTCCTTTATATTCTTGGGTTCCAGCATCACTAATCCACGCATCACCCAAAATATCCCCTGTTGGGGTGGATTCTACGAGTTTATCCGTATCAATAATAAAATTATTAGGTAGATTTACTGATAAAGCTGTTGATGTGGGAGCGCCTGTCAATGCTATTTTAACCTGAACATGAAGCATATCTCCAACGCGTCTATGCTTGCCTGTATATACTTCATTACCAGATACCCATGAACCTGTGGGTGTAAAAGATTTCCAATCAGTAACCATTGGAGCTTTTGCGATTGCTTTTTCATTGACTACATAATTATCAGTGTAATAATCCCATGCGCTCGCATCTGTTGTTGCAACATGGGCGCATAATCTATAACTCGTAGAGTCTGGAGATGATTGCCACTGGAATATTTGAGAAGTTGAGCCTGCTTTTAAATCATAGCCTGCTGTATCTCCAACTAGTTTTGAATTTGTAACATCATAAATAAAGAATTTAATATCGCCATCATCGAGATTTGTTGCTGTTGAATTTGATTTAAAATCAGTAACAAGCATTGTCGCTTGATAACCAGTAGCAATTGAAAAATCGTATGAGTAACCCTCTCCAAGCTCATCACTTGCAGGCTTTGAGAACTTTAAATCACCATCGCCCATGATTGGAGTTGTTGTATTTCTTGTTACTGTTGAGGTAACTGTGCCACCTGTGCAGTCAACTGGAACTGAAATAGCGCCATCATTATAAGCAACCCATCCAGTTGCATCAACATCGAGATTGTCATTATCAATAAAGTTAAGACCGCCACCGCCGCCGCCTATTTCATCCCATACGCCGTTGTTATAGCCCTCAAATCTACTTAAATCTGAATTGTGTCTAAACATACCTGTATTTGGTGAACCGCTTCTTTGCGCTGTTGTTCCGCTTGGAATATCTAACTGACCAGTACCGCTCATTAAAATATCTGAGCTAAAAGTTTTTACGCCTGCTACTGTTTGAGCCGTTGTTAAATCTACAAAGTTTTGAGTTGCCGAACCTGTACCACCATTTGCAACAGGCAAGATTCCACTTATTTCTGATGCAACATCAATTAATGCTTGGTTGGATAAAATACCACTTGTTAATTTGACAAATCCAGAGCCAGTTCCAAGTTTTATATCTCCAGTACCGTTTTCAACCAATACTAAATCACCATCTGTTACGCTTGGCGTAATGGTATCAACTTTTAAGGTTTTAGCCTCAATTCCAATACTGAAAAATGTTAGTAATATTAAACTAAGCTTCAAAACTTGCGTTTTCAACCCATGCGCTGTTTTCATAAATTCTTACCTTATTATCTGTTGTGTTATAATATGCATCACCGTTTTCTGCTGTTCCCTCTGCTGTTACATAGGCTGCATCGCTTGCGTACCTAGAAAATGCAGAGCTTTCAACTCCTACTGGAGATGGTGCAGTTGCACTTGTAAAGCCATCTGAAAAATCAAAAATTCTTATAGTCATTTTATTAAATCCTCTCTTACATTTTCATAAACTAAAAAATCAAAAGGTTTGTTTGTATATGATGCGCTACTGTCAACCTCTTCATTAAATACATTTGTATATGATTTGCACCATCCCAAAAAACTAGAATCTGAAAAAGTATATCCACTTGAGGATAAAACTAAATCATAACTACCTTTCTTTAATGGTAGCGAAAAACTCAAGGCTTTGTATAGATGCGCATAATTATCCGTTGTGGATAAGTCTGTTTTTATATCTGCACTTGTAAAAGATGCGCTTGCCAGTGTTGTTGCGCCTGTTTTAAGTGATAAAGTGAATGTTCCAGTTGGATTGTTATACATTAACAGCTTAATTTTAAGCCCTGCAACGTGATAAACCCTATCATAATTTAAATTGACAGATTGTGTTAGTGTTGTTTTTAACTCATCAATTACAAGAGTTGTCATTTAGCCTCTTGTAAATTTAGAGTTACGTTATAATACCCACTACTAACATTTTCAAATGCTGGAGAATCTTTAAAGTAGTATAAACCATTATATCTATCATCGTTATTTGAGAGTGAAGCGCTTTCCAAGTCTAAATAAACAAAGAAAGGTTTAACAACTCTATTGGCATCAAAAACTGCAAAGATATTATCCATTTCATCTTTATCCATAACTTGAAATTGTAAGTTATTTAATTCTTTTTGCGTTCCAATATCATCTATAAACTTTTGGCCATATCTATTCATTGATACTTTTGCCAAATCTTTATTTTTATAGTTCCAATTATAATTAATTCCATTTGTTGTGATGGCTGTAGATTTTCCAATAAAAACTTTTGATATTTCACAATAACCAAGGGTTGAGGTTACAGTAATTCTCCAAAATCTATAAGTTTGAGCAGATGAAAATTTCTTTATGCTTACGCCAAATGTTTGATCCAAAATGGCTGTTGTTGTAAACGCTGGAGCGCCCCAAGAATCAGTTGCATTGGCCTCTATGGTAATTGATGTTATTCCAAAGCCATTTTGCCAGTTATCAACAATTGCAAAATAATCACACTCCTCTGCTGTTCCAAAATCAAAAACTATTTCATCACTATTTGAAGTTGATCTGTATGTTTTTGTTCTGCGATCATCATTAAGATTTGTAACAGGATATTGTGCATTTTCTGTTGATGCAGTAATTACCGCTGAATCCACTAAATTATTTGATAAGAATTTTATACTCATTAGACTGCGAACCCCTCTAGCCTTTGATTCCTTACAGATCGTGCAATTTCTCGCTCGTCTACTTGAACAATACTGGTTATTTCTATTACTTGCCCACCACCATTAACTGCTTTGCTACCTGTTGCAATATCAAATAAAACTCTTTGCTCAGAGGCATTAAGAATCATTTCTCCAGTTCTTACATTGGCAGTTGTATTATCGCCACCATTTGCAGCACCATTAAAACCACCAACAACGCCACCTGTTGCAAAAGATGCGTTTGTTATTTCTTTTACGTTTTTTAAGCCTGCTAATGTTGTTAATCCTGCAACAGCAATATTGGCTGGGTAAGGATAATCTTGCATAGCTCTTGCCGCTGCTGCATAGGTGCTTATTGTTGCAGATGCGATTGATAAGGCTTTATGTTCAGCAGTTCCCTCTTTTGAAATTGATACTGCTAACTCTGATGCTTTTGCAAATCCTGCAACCTGCTTATCAATTGCATTTTGTTTTGCTTTTAATATCGCTGCCTCTGTCTTGGCTGCGTTTTGTTGTTGTGCGATTGAAGCTTTTAAATTTGCTGCCTCATCTGCTAATGCCTTTGATTTTGCATCTCTAATCTTTTTGTTTTTCTCAAGTGCTGCATCTAATTCAATAGCTGTTTTCTTGTCATTAAAAGCCTGTAAACTTTCAAGAGTAACTATTCTCTGTTCAGCATCTAATTCTGTTTTAGCAAGTATTGATTCTTGCTCTTTAATATTCTTCTCTTCTTTTAAAGCTGCAACCTGAGCCTCAAAGACTTTTTGCTCTTCTAATATTTTTAGGTTTTCAGCTCTTTTTGCTTTAACTGCTGGGCTTTCATCCGAACTTTCACTTGGCGCAGATTCAACTGCAATTAATTCTTTTCTTCTTGCGATTAACTCTTTTAATTGCCCATCGCTGGCTTTTAGCATGCCATTTACTTTATCTATGCTCTGTTGAGTTGCTGCATCAAACAAGCCAAAGAATGAGCCTTTATCACCTTCTAGTTTTTCTTTTCTACTAATTAAAACTTGAGTTTTATTTAAATTTTCCTCAATGCTTGCATTAACATCATCAAGAGGGCCTTTAGT